AAAACCACCAGTTACTTTCTGGCCTTTACCTGTTTTGGTTACATACAGAATATTTTCATATTCTAATTCGGATTGTAAAATATATGCGACTTGCTCACTTGTGTTAACCTCAAGTAAAACATATGCATTATTAAAATCCTTTGCCACCTTATGTATAACAGAAGGATATAACATAGGCGCAATTGAGTTATCTCTAAATTTACCTACTAGTTTATACGGAACTTCTGCAATATCTATAATTACAAATGCCGAGTAATCGCCGCCAACACCTTGTGCGGTGTCAGCAACAATCACATAAGTGTGTGGTTTTTTAACCAAGACTTCATTATCATCTCTTTCTCCTTTAACAGGAAACTCATACAAGTCCAAACCATCTTTAGAATATACAGTCGGTAATGTTGACATATATTCAATAGTGGCCGAATCAATCAAAGTTAAAGATGAACCAAGGAACTTACACAGTACCTCTTGGTTATATTTCAATTCTCCAAGTTGGCGCTTTTGTTCAAGAGCCCACTTCTCATCACGACCAGGAATTCTATTATAAGGAATAAACAATGGCACAAAGTCATTGTTCTTATTCATTGCATCATTCCAAAACTTCCAAAAATGGTTGTAACCTAACGGCGTAGATGTGATAAGAATTTTAGTTGTTTGACCAGCAGAAATAACAGGATACACAGCAGTAAAGAATGCTTCTGCAATCGTGTTTGGAATAATTGCGGCCTCATCAATATACAATAAATTCACAGACTTACCACGAATACCTGCACCAGTTGTTGCAGCTGTAAATACGATTGAACCATTCTCTAGTTCCACATCACCTTTGTTCCAAGTTTTAATACCTTGTTGCATCCACATTGGTAGATTTTCATACATCAATTGATACCGTGAAATAATCTCACGAGCTGTGGTTGCTTTGTTGGCAAGAATTGCAACAGTCTTTGAATCTTGGAATAAAGTATACCAAAGAATGTAAGCTGCCGATGTGGAAGTTTTGCCTTGTTGACGGCCTTCCATAATAATAACTTTTCGGTTATTATGAATGACTTGTATTTTTTCTTTTTGGCAATCGTATAATTTAAACGGTTGTAGCCCGTGGTCTAGTGTTACTATGTAACAGTAGTTATCAATGAAATAGGTAGGGTCTCCTGCACACCTGGCGAGTTCTAATACTTCTTCTTCAGTATAAGAATGTTCTACTTCAATTCTTTTTAATGAGCTATTACCCAAATAACCATGATTAGCCATTGTTTATTATTTCACAATACTACGAAGCATCCATGCCTTCTTCTGATGAGCGCCAAGAATATCTTGTAAAAAATTACCAACAGCCGGTTCATCTGCTTGATTAGCTGCAACAATACCCGCACGAAGATGAACAATATATCGGTCATTATCAGCTTTTAAATTCTGCATCATTTCCATTGCGGTTGGAATAATGTCTACTGCTTCTTTAATATCAGCTAATTCAAGAAATCTTTCTAATGATCCAGGTGCATATGAATCTAAGTATCTTATGTGTTCCGCAATTAAATCAGTTTGTGCGAATACTTCAGTATAAAAACCATTTAAGAAATCATGGTATTGTGGGAAATTAGGTCCTTCAATATTCCAATGATAGTTGTGCGACTTCAGATACAACGCAAAGTTTGTACCTAAAATTACTTTAAGTTGTTGTATTAGTTGTTCCATAGTAATCTATTTATTATCTCTAATTTGTTTAAGTAATTCTGCGGTTGAACCAACAAACACGGCTTTTTCTACTGTAATGTTTCCACGATTAGATGCACTATCTAACTGTGGTTGTAAATCTCTTTTTCTTTTTTGAATTTCCAACAAATCTTTATTTAAGTCAGCCATTGTTTTCATAAGTCCAGCAACAACTTCATATGCCCTTGGATGTTCTGATTCTTTAGATACCTGTAATAGATTATCTACAGCGACACTACCTTTATCTATCAAGTCTCTAATGTTTCTACGAGCATATTCGGTATCTGTTTCAACAACGTCTTCAAATTTAACTGGCAAAACTTCAGTAGAAGATACAATCTCAACATTGGTTGCAATAGGATCCACATCAAATAATTCTGATAATTTTTTGTTTGTCTTGTTCATAATAAAGTTTGTGGCCAATTTGTAAATGTTTCTTCAAATCCATAAGGACCATTTCCGTTGGCTGTTGGTGGATTAGGTGTTATAACAATCGCAACCGCTTTTGTTGGTGAAGTATCAATGCTAGAAATTGTAAATGTTGAATTTGAATATACACCCGTTACTTTGTCATTCGCTTGAAGTAATTTATTCAAATCTGTTAAAACTAACACACCAGTTGAAGTGTTACTAAAGTATAAAACTTTACCAGTAACTTCACGAGCTTCAACAAAAACATCTTCTCCTGTTGTATAAACTCCTCTACCTGTAGCAAAGTTTACATAAACTTTTTGTGAATCTAAATTAGTTGAATCGGTATATATGTTAACATTAGCTTGTGTAATCATTTTACCAGTTGGTACTTTAACTGGTGGCCAAATATATGCCTTTGCGGTAAACGAAAGATTCCAAATGATTAACCTTGTATTCATAAAATCACCTTCATAATCTACTTCAGGTGTAACTGAATTTAAGATTACAGGCATATCATATGTTTGATCCATAGATGCAATAAAGTCCATGGTAATTGTAAAATCTGGTGTAAAGAACGGTAAAATTTGTTCTAGTATTTGTGTACCATCTTCTGTATTACGGACATATATTGAAAGACTAAAATCAAAATTGTATGGTATAGGTGCATATTGTGTTTTAAAAGAACCAGAACTAAAACCAAAATTCTGCATTGTGGTTTGTTGTTTTCTGCCACTATCATATGACATACCATCTAAGTTAAAACTCATACGTGGTACAGTTGTAGCGATTGATTTGGTTAAAGATGGATCACTATTAATACGAACCAAATACTTTTCTTTTGCACCATAGTTTAATGGCACTTTTGTTATTTCATGTGCAGTAGCTCCATCTTTTGAATAACGAGTTAGTAATATGTCGTTAAACATGGAACCAAACCCAACAACAATTTTGCGAATGGTGCGATTATAAAAATGTGCGTTACCTAGCATTATGCTTCACCAAAAGGGTTGGATTCTGTAAAGTCAATAACATTATCGGCTTCACCTTCAATTCTATTATTATCAACAATATCTTCAAATGCATTGTCCATTGTAGCAGTATCAGAAGTTGCACTAACAGTCCATATTGCGTTACTTGTATTGCCTTTAACTGTAGTAGAAGTTGCAAATGTTCCTGTGGTGCGATAGATAAACAATTGAGAACCAGTAACATAGTTGTGAACAGTTGATGTTGCTGTTGCGTATGCTAAATTAGCACCTTGATAAACTATTTCATCAGGTAAGAATACTCCTGAACCACCAGCAGCCAGAGTAAGTCTTGTTCTTGGATAAGCATCTCTAATTTGACCATCAATTTCTGCATTACCTGTGAGTACAAGTTCATTAGAGAATACCCATTGTTTCAGTTTCAATGCATACACATAAACATTACCGCCACGACCACGGCCTAATGTGTAATACATCGCTTGATTATTTTCATGCTCTACAAAAGTAATTTCAAAGAAATTTTGTATCAATGGAACATAAATTAAATCACCTTCATTTGGCCGAGTTTGATTTACTGTAAATGCAAATCTACGGCGAGACACTAACAAAGTTAGCTCATCACGAATTTCAAGTCCAAATTTGGACATAAAATCGCCTTCACCTTCCATACCTGTAACATCTTCAAGGTACATCTCAAGTGGATATGCAGATGTATATTCTTTTAATGGGTCTTCACCATAAATCATATCAACTACATCACCTGATGACCTAGGCATATAATATACATCCATGCCATGAATTTGCATAGCCTCAATGACAAGGTCTTCCACCAGTAATTGCTCACTGGTGATTTGATTTGCTGGGAAATTATTGAAATATAGGTTTGTCGCCATGCATTATCAACCCATCATTATTTCGGTTGGTAATGCATTAACAACATACATTTCTTCTTCAAGCTCTTTTATTTCGGCAATAGCTTCATCATATATTTGTTGGCCATTTAATGTTACACCACCTGGCATTTGTATGCCACCAAACTTTTTCAAATTAGAACCCCATTGCCTTTTGATTAATGCAGTACCATATTTCTTTAGGTATCTATCATTCCAAACATCAGAGTTACCAGCAATAGTTGCTGTTGTGTTAGCGGCACTATTAGCAAAAGGACCACGAACAGTAATAGTTGTTGGTGAATTAATTGTAGCTATCTGAATTGTATCAACACCATTTAAGGTTATAAAATCATTTTCTAAAACTTCTTGGTCAAATGTTGTACCATAACCAGTAATTGTATTTGAAGCTGCACTATAAGTCATGGTGCCTGTTAGCGTTACTGTATCAGGTAAAAGTTTACGATAACATTCAACAATCACATAATCTCCAACATTAATATCTCTTGTCCAATCTATATCAAGAAACACTTTATTTTGATGACGATTAAATCTAAATTGTGGTGTACCAGAGAACAATAAATTTAATGTCCGAATATGTTGCATGGTAATTTCATATGACACATACGATACAGATGTAAAGTCATATAAATCATTTAAACGTAATTGATAACGCATATCAAACATATTGATAGATGCATTAGAATTATCAAATGGAAATATGCCAGTTACAAATGATATAGAATCAGGTGCATAAATCCAACGGCGATTAATATCTTCGGCCGTAATTTTATGCTTCATATACATTTTTTGTTGGCCTTCAAAATGATAGTCATTCCAAAATGATAATGCTTCATCAATACGGTCATCAACTTGGTCATCATCCACGTTAATTTCAATAACGGGAAAACCAAGTTCTCTTAAACAGTATGTTTTGTATTGTGCTCTTGTTGCTGGTTTTGCCATATTTTATCCTAAAGCGATTGCAAATGCGATAGCACTTGGATCAGTTACTACTTGAGTTGTTACAACATTAATTCTACCATTTGCAGAAACAGTAATGATTGGATAATATGCTGAGTTACCATATGTACCATCTGTTATTATTATGTTAGTAAAATCAGTATTTGCTTTGGTAAAAGCACCATTAGCATAAGTTGCAGCCGAGTTAGCAACAGCAAATCCACTATTTGCATAAGATGCTGCTGAATTAGCAACAGCAAATGCAGAGTTACCGTAAGAACCGGCAGACGATGAATTGTTTGCTGCTGCGAAAGCGGAGTTAGCATACAAAGCCGCAGAGTTTGCTACATTACTAGGAGTATTTGCTGATAAGAAAGCGGAGTTAGCGTAAGATGCAGCTGATGTAATATTAGTATTTTGAGTTGTATCAATACCAACACCGTTATTTGCTAAAGCAAAAGCTGAGTTAGCATAAGAACTTCCACTATTAGCTACAGCAAATCCACTATTAGCATAACTAGCAGCGCTATTAGCAACATAAGATGGAGTATTAGCCGCTAAGAAAGCAGCGTTAGCATATGTGCCAGCATTAGTTGCATTTGTTGCAGCTGTATTTGCTTGTGTATAAGCATTAGTAGTGTAAACAAATACATCAACCCCATTACTTGTAATACTATATGCTTGAACATTGGCAATTAAAGTTGCAGTATTTGTAACAGTAATATACGCAGTATTAACTACATTACTACTTGGATCTTGGTTAATATTTTTAAATAATACAAAATTACCAGCAGCTTGTCTTATTAATCCGTGATATGTGGTACCACTAGGTGAAGCTGTATTTGTATTTGCAACACCGTAAAAACCAATATCAATTACATCACCAACAATATTATTATTAGCAAGTCTAATTAACGAATCTTGTGTTGTGATTGTTCTTGTATCAATATAACTTGTGTTACCACTAACAGTTAAGTTACCTGTAATACTTAAATCACCAGTAATTGTACCACCTGTGTTGGCATTAATTGCATTATTAGCACGAGTGAAAGCACCGTTAGCATATGTTGCGGCTGAGTTGGCTACATGAGTTGGAGTATTAGCAACTAAGAAAGCCGCATTAGCATATGTACCAGCGTTTGTAATATTAGTATTTTGAGTTGTATCAATACCAACACCGTTATTTGCTAAAGCAAAAGCGGAGTTAGCATATGAACCAGCGTTTGTAATATTAGTATTTTGAGTTGTATCAATACCAACACCGTTATTTGCTAAAGCAAAAGCGGAGTTAGCATATGAACCAGCAGAATTGGCAACAGCAAATCCTGAATTGGCATAACTAGCGGCTGAGTTAGCAACACCAAATGCAGAGTTACCATAAGTGCCAGCAGCTGCTGTAGTATTTGCGGTTGCAAAAGCTGCATTAGCATATGACTGTGCCGAATTGGCAGTTGCATATGCAGAGTTAGCATATGAACCAGCTGTATTACTTGCATTTTCTCTAGCTAAAGGAATACCACCAGCAGTTGACCCGTCATGGACAACTATTGTTTTTTTATCTGTATCTACAGTAAGTTCAGCAACAACACCTGTAAAGGTTGATGTTTGTGCTGTATTACCTCTTCGTATTTGGACTTGTGTTGACATATTTGTATTTATAGTGTCCCGTAATCAATGGCATAATATAAAGGATCCGCAACAAATCCATAGTCTACCGTTAATCCTTGTGCGCCTGGAGTACCAGCAACTGTAATTGTTTTTGTTACTGAATTTGCAAAGACAACAACACCGCTTTCACCTACAAAATTAACTTGTGAATTGGCAGCGGCCGCATTTGCAAAAGTATTATTGTTTGCGGTGTATATAATACCAAAGCCAAAGTCAGTAGTACCACCACCGCCAGAACCTGCATTTGCAGTAAATTGTTTTGAACCATCCGCAAATTGAATGTAACCGCCTGTGTTAGCTACAAATGTATTTGCGTATATGGCGTTTGCGCCTTGAATATTACCAAAACTACCTGTTGTAATAAACGAATTTGCAGTAATTGTACCAGTAACAGTACCACCATTATTAGCATCTAATGAATTGTTTGCACGAGCAAATGCGGAGTTAGCATAACTGGCTGCACTATTGGCAACATAGTCAGGTGTATTTGCTTTTAGAAAAGCAGAATTAGCATAAATGCCAGCGGAGTTTGCAGTAACAAATGCAGAGTTAGCATACGATGATGCTGAGTTAGCAACATGACTTGGAGTATTAGCTTGAGTAAAAGCAAGTTGTATTTGTGGAGTAACATTAACTCCACCAACAATTGCACCACCAACTATTGTAAGAACATCAGTAGTTTTATTGTATGTTAGACCGGAATCAGACCCAAGAACACCAGAATCATTGAATTGGACTTCTTGATTTAATCCTGCGGGACCAAGATATGGATAATGAGTAGTAACTACACCTGCTGGTGTGGAATAGAAAAACTTTCCATCACGACTGTTGATAGAAATTTCACCATTAGCTAGCGATGATGGAACATTGCCAGTTAAGGTGGAGTGTTTAAGTTGTATTGTTGTATTTGCCATTAAAATGTACCGCCAACCTCAACCTCTTCTTTTTTGGTTTCAGTAGCAGAAATTTCAACAGGCTTTTCTTCGGTCTTTACAGTAAGTTTTTTAACAACTTTGGGTGCAAGAGGAATTAATTTTTCTAATTCAGAAATACGAGATTTCATTTCTTCTACTTCTATATTTTTTAAATTCAATTGTTGTGTAATTGAATTTAATGAATTTTTTGTTGTACCAAGCTCTCGCATGGTATCATTTAAAGCAGATTGAATCCTAGATTTCTCTTGAACTATAGCATCATTACTTTCCGCTTGCACCTTATAATGTTGTGTTTGCTCAACTTGTTGTAACACTTCTTGATTTTTTACTGTAAGGTCATCAATTTTTGCCTGCATTTCTGCACGAAGATTTGCTTCTTTTTCAAACAATTTTAATCTTGCTTGCATCATAAAGTTCTGCTTGAGTATTACATCTAAGTTCTCAAGCAAAACCTCTTGATACGCATTTGAAAATTCTACACTCATAACAATTCCTTTTCATAATATTTAGAATGTTCCACCCTGTAAGTGTGAGAATGTTGGAACACCAGAAGCATTGATAGTTAACACATGACCTTCAGTTGACGATGATGCAGTTGTGAATGCTGAAGTGCCTTGACCTAACAGAACACCGTTATTTGTAAATGTACCAGCACCTGTACCACCTCTTGGAACACCTAGTGTGCCTGAAGTAATTGCAGAAGCCGCAATTGCAATGGCAGTTGAGTTTGCAGAACTAATACGACCATTTGCTTCAACACGGAAAGCAGCAACAGCACTAGCCGAACCATGGTCAGCAGCAGTAATACTTATACCAGTAACATCGGTGTTAGCAGTTGAGAAAGCAGAATTCGCATAACTTGCAGCTGAACTAATACTATTATTTTGTGTAAGATTTACACCAGCAGTATTGTTAGCAGCAGCAAATGCTGAGTTAGCATAAATTGCAGCTGAATTGGCAACTGCAAAACCACTATTTGCATATGTAGCTGCACTATTGGCAACTGCAAAACCAGAATTAGCATATGATGCTGAACTATTAGCAACTGCAAATCCAGAGTTAGCGTATGCACCAGCAGAAGTGCCTGATGAACTAGCAGTATTAGCAGCACTAAAGGCCGCATTAGCATATAAACTTGCCGCAGCTGCATTAGTTACAGCAGTATTTGCCTGTGTATAAGCATTTGTTGTATACAGGTTGATGTCTTGACCATTAATTGTAACAGAGTATGATGTTAAATTAGCAGTCAATGTGCCTGTGTTAGCAGCAGTTAATGATCCTGGAGCTAATACATTTGCAGTTGGGTCACTAGTTAAATTTTGAAACAAGAAGTAGTTTGCACCAGCTTGTCTTACAAGACCGGTATATTTCTGACCACCTGAGTTATATGTTCCGTAGAAACCAATATCAACTGTATCACCAGCAGTATTGTTATTGGCAAGGTGAATTAATGAATCACCTGTTGTAATTGTTCGTGTATCAACATAAGTTGTATTACCCTGAACTGTCAAGTTACCAGTAATAACCAAGTCAGCAGTAATTGTACCGCCAGTATTTGCATTGATACTATTATTAGCACGAGTATATGCAGAGTTGGCATAAGAAGAAGCGGCATTAGCAACTGCAAAACCAGAATTAGCGTAACTAGCAGCAGAGTTAGATACTGCAAATGCAGAATTACCTATACTAAACGCAGAGTTAGCATATGAACCAGCAGAGTTAGCAGTTGAGAAACCACTATTTGCATAAGAAGCAGAACTGTTGGCTACGGCAAAACCAGAATTAGCATAACTGGCTGCACTATTAGCAACATTAGATGGAGTATTAGCAGATAGAAACGCAGAGTTGGCGTAAGTAGATGCTGAGTTAGCTGTACTAAAGGCCGCATTAGCATAAGCACCTGCAGCTGCACCAGCTGAATTGGTATTTGCGTAATTGAAAGCTGCATTAGCATATGAACCAGCACTATTTGCAGTATCAAATGCTACGTTAGTTTTTGTAAATATCTGACCTTGTTGGTCTACATAAAATTTACCGCCAATAGTAAGAACATTACCAGCAGTATCACCAATAAATAATTTATTTGAGGTATTTGAATATGCCGCCTCGCCGACATTTAAACTGGTTGGTGCTGAGGTTACGTCAGACCATTTTAGTTGAATTACTGTATTTGCCATTTTTTGTCCTTTTAATTTATAAGGCTTCTATTCGTTTTATGTTCTATTTATGTTTTACGGTAATTAGAAAGTGCCGCCAACGATTGATACTGGAACTAATCCAAAATCACCAATATATCTTCCACCCACGATATAAAGGCTCTTAGCTGCGTTAGCAGCATCTGATGGTATGTTTGCGCCAATGAAATGTAATACTCCAGCTTGATAGTCAAAGAACCATTGGTCCTCATTAGTACCACCTGAAGTTAATTCTATAGCTGCTAATTGTGGAGCAGTAAAACCAGAAAATGAAGCTGCTGAACCAGAGGTATATGCAAAAACACGAACTGCATAAGTTGATCCAAATTCTGTTGATATCCAGTCAGTAAAACCTGTTAACCAAGTTTTACCAAGAGATGTAGTTGTATTATCTCTACCACGATAACCTTGACCAACTGATGTTGAAGATTCAACTACTTTTGTATAAGGCAATTCAAGTGGTAATGTTGTTGGATAAACATTAACAATACTAGTGGAACTTGCTGGTAAAGCATTCGGAATACTAGATGATTGTGCTAAAACTTTATCTGCCCTTATTTGCAAAGGACTAGGTATGGTTTCATTACCACTACCAGCAATTTTATTATTTGCAGTTTCGGTTTTAGCTTCAGCAAAACCAACCTTCTTCCAAAGGTAGTCAATTTTTTGTGTATCTGAAATGGCCATTACGCTGCAGCTCCTACACCAAGATAAGTTACAGTTTGACCAGCAACCAATGCAACTCTAACAAGAATAACATTGTATGTTGTTTCAGATGAGTTAGCACCACCAAAACTCATTGTATAGCCTCCAGATAATGCAGTATTAGATGCAATTTTATCACCAACTAATAATGCACACCCATCACTGCCGTTACCGCCAGATGCTGTTACACTACCTGGTGTTCCTGATAATTTTGTAGTTGAACAATCTAACCAACCATTAAGTCCAGATGTTGGTCCCGTGCCACTATTAAGACTATCAATACGAGAACCTGGCATCGCAATCCAAACACCAAGAACACCACTTGGTGCCGTTATGTTGATATCAAAGTTTGATACTGATGCTCGTCTAAATGCAAAAGTAAGATATTGAACTCCTGCATCACCACTACGATTTGGACCAGCAGGTAAGTAACCTGTGCTGTAATCTGTTATGTCGTATTTTAAAACACCCAATCTAATTGTGGCTTCTTTTGTGCCTGCAACACCTGGATCAGATGATTCAGAATAAACTTGTGTTAAATAAAAGTTAGTTGTTGTTGTGTAAATTGGTGTATTAGATGTGTTAGATTTAAACCATGAAGAACGAATTGCACTATCAGTATAAGTTGCACCTAAAGTTGAGTTGGCAGCAATTGCAATTTCACTAATACCACTTTGTGCAGTAGAATGAACTGCCAATTTTGTGGTCGTATTTTGAGTTAGAGCACCTAAACCGTTTACATTGTTTGCTCTAATACCAATTTGTTGAATTGTTCTTACGCTATTGGCAACTGAAACAGTTAAATCACCAAGAGTATAAGGAGTGCCTATGCCAGTATTTGCTTTTGGATAAGTTGCACTTAGATATGTGTTTGCACTATTATCAATACCAGAGTAAGTAAATGTTGTTGGTGTAATTGCAGCTGCCGTTGTGCTTTCAGCGTTTGTGCCAACTGTAATTAAAACAGGTGCGGTACAACTTGTGTATGTTTGACCAATCCAGTTAACGATTGTGGCACCAGATAATTTAACTGTTGGACTGCCACTATTAAAATATGGAATACCAGAAATGTATCTGTATGTTCCAGCAGTAACAGTTGCCACAGAGCCAGCTGTTGTTGTAGGAACAGTAGTTAAATCGTCTTTGACAAATTCAACAATATTTGTACTACCGTTTGCACTATGTAACAATTGGAAATTATTAACACCAACTGGAACAGCTGAAGCCGCTTTAGTTGCCGTTGCAGTAAATCCTGCAAATGTGCTTGGTGCATAAATTGATAATGCAAATGTAGTTGCAGTTCCTGTAGCATCAAATAATTGATAATCTTTTTTACTATCAATTGTTAATGAATTATAACTGCCTATATCTGCGGCTGATGTAAGAGTTCTTGCACCACTATTTGCACCATTAAAGTTGGCAGTTAATGTTCCACTATTTGCATTGTAAGCAATACTTGTTAATGTTACAGTAGAAGTATTTGATGCAGTAGCAGTTGTCCTATTGACAGAAGTACCAACAGTATATGTTGTTGCACCGCCAGTATTATTTGCAAACTGTGCCGCTAATAATGGACTTGTTCCTACTGTGTTTGCAAATGTAATTGTTTTGCTGCTTAACTGTTGTGGTGTTGCAATATTAGCATCATAGATTTTCATTGATACTGTTGATATTGACCTTGGAATTGAAGATGGGTTTGCAGTATTAGAACTAGTCATCACAAGGTTAATTGTATTTGCACCTGTGCCAGAAGATTTGGTAAATGCATATGAGTATGGCAATCTTGCACCAAAGACACCACCTGCGGCAGTATCACTTGCAATTGTAGTGTTAGCTACATTATCACCAAAGTTAGCAATATAAGTTACGGCAGAGCCAGTTGTATTTGTAGTATCATTCTGCAAATAGAAAGTTTCGCCTTCTGTAACATACATTGTGCTACCTGCAACAAGAGCAGTACCACCAGTTAATGTTCTGAAGAAACTGTAACCCATTGTTGGGTCAGCAGTATAGATAACTACAATTCCTGCTGAAGTGTTTGATGCTTCACTACCTGTTCCTGCACCAGCAGTATTATAGGCACGAACAGTAATTGTTTTAGAACCTTGTGCGGTATACACATGAGTTTGTGATGTACCAGTTGCATTGTTTGAGAACGAAGCATCACCCCAATCAATATCATATCTTATTGTTCCATTAGCTGTAACTGGTGCAAGAGTTAATGTTATAGTAGAACCAGAACCTGCTGCAGCTGGACTTGCAGTAAATGTAACACTCTTAACAAAAGTATTAGCACGGACATTATCCACCATTTCATTTAAGTCATCAATAGCATCAGTAACTTTTGTTGCTGTTGTCCATGCTGTGTATGCACCCACATTAGTTAAACTGCCGTCAGTTGGTGTACCTAGTGTAACTGTATTTGCAACAACTGTACCACCAGCATTGTTTGCAGCTTGAAAAGCTGCATTAGCATATGCACCAACATTTGTAATATTAGTATTTTGTGTTGCATCTGTTGCTGTAGCCGCATTAGCTGCTGCGAAAGCTGCGTTAGCATAAACACCATCAGATTCGGCACCAATATAAATTGAACCGTTGCCGTTGTTTGCAGACCATTTGCCAGCAGATTCTACCCAAATGAACTGTGCATTTGGTTGTGCGCCTCGGTCAATCTCAATGCCAGCATCAACTATTGGTTGTCCAGATTGACTAATAGCTGCATTAAGTGTGATGATATTATCAGAGATTAATACAGTCTGAGTGTTTGCGTATGTTGTATTACCAGTAACAGTTAGGTTACCAGAAACGATTGTATCACCAGTGATTGTACCACCAGATGAATTGAATTTTGTGTTAGCTGCAGCAAAAGCACCATTAGCATATGCAGCTGCTGAGTTAGCTACATTGCTTGGCGTATTGGCAGATAAGAAAGCCGCATTAGCATATGAACTTACAGATGATACTGTATTTGCAGTAGCAAAGGCTGCATTAGCATAACTAGCAGCACTATTAGAAACATTACTTGGAGTATTAGCTTGTAGAAAAGCCGCATTAGCTTGACTAAATGCGGAGTTCGCTTGTGTTCTTACCCAAAGGTCAGTTGAGTTATTTGCAGCTGCAAAAGCTGCATTAGCATACGATGCTGCGGAATTAGCAGTTGAGTATCCAGCGTTTGCATAAGACCCAGCAGATGCAGCACCTGAACCAGAATTTGCAGCGGTAAAAGCCGCATTAGTTTTATCAAATATTTGTCCTTGTTGAGCAACATAAAACTGCCCACCAATTGGCAATACACCAGTACCACTAGCAGT